CAAAATCTTCATAATCATCTAAACTTAAATCGACATGCATCTCTAAGATTGTATGTAAATAATCACCACCTGTACTTTTGACACCTTCAAGTTCATTTATTTTTTTTGATAATTGATCTTGTTCTGGTGTTCCTTCTGATAATTCTATGTCTCTGTAAAATCCAGCTGCTTGTTTTTTTACAACTTCGTTCTTTGTCATTTTAATTACGTGAGTAATTCTTTCGCAATCTTTTAAATCTGATGCGTAATATGGAACTACAATTTCTTCAGCAGGTATAAATTTAGATACTGGTCTACCCAATAACTCATCGTAGTATACTTTTTTAAATGTGCTACCAGATAAAGGTAAATAAAATAACATCTGATCCATGTCAGTCGTGTATTCTTCCATTTGCTCCATCAAAAGGTAATTCATATATTCTTTGACTCTATCTGCTTGTTGTTCTACTGCAGGTGTTTGTAAACCAACAGTTTGAGTTCTTACTGGTCCATCAGATGGTACAAGTTCTTTGTAAGCTTGTGCTTGAAATTGTGTAGTTGCTTCAGATAACATCGGGTGTGTTACATTTGAAGCCCCCTTGAAAGGTCTTGTAACATTTATATATTTTGTACCTAAAAGATCTAAACCTTTTATGTATGCATCTTCCCAATCTTTACGTGAATTTTTATCTTTTTTATATTCTTCAGTTAGCTCTGAGGCCATTTCTCTTAATGTCCTCTCGTCCATGTTATCAGCTAAATTGGCATTGAAATCATCTTGTGGTCTTTCCTCTACCTCTTCTTCACCCTCTACTGTAACATCTACAGGTAATCCCTCAGGTTGTTCTACTTCTTCTTCTACCTGAGCTTCTTCTTCTATGATTTCGTTATTCTTTTCAACAGCCATGATTAATTATACCTTCTTGTTTTAAACATATCTACCACCAGACCTCCTATGTGTCTGTAAGTTTTTTGAGTTTGTCTCATTAATGGAGACACTTTAACTGCAAAAGCATCGAAATACAACCTTGGATCATTTTCTAAAATCAGTTTAAATCCTTTTTTTGGATCTTTTACTGCCTCATCATGAAACTCATTTGTTATCTCTTTACCTTTCATTTTGTGTGAATCTGGGTATTTAAATTTTTCTTTTGATACTCTTTTGTAAGGTAATTTAGGATCTGATAAAGATATCTTTGTAGGTCCTGCTTTTGATCCGTAAAAATTACCAAGCTTTCTCATAAGCTCTGGCATTACAGCCTTACCTCTTTTATCTATACCTTTACCATCTGCATAACCATAAAATCTTTCATTACCTTTTTTATAACCTTGTCTGAAACTTAATTTAGAAAAAGGAGCAACGGCTACATAATCAACTCCCTCTCTAGCTGCTTTTTGAACAAGGTATTTTAAAGCATGATCACCATAAGCATCTGCTTCAACAAGTGGGAAGTAGTCTGATCTTTCAGGTCCTGCTCTTCTAGAACCAAATGTTCTATTAAGTTTTGTTTGAACATCTTTTAATTCATTAGATAAAGCTTTTGCTTTATTAATTTGTCTGTTTGCCATTGCTTCATTCATCTGTTGCATTAGTTGCGATCTATTTTTAGCTAATAAATTTAATTCAAGATCTGCTTGAAATGGATTTGTTCTTCTTTCTCCAGAAAGTTGTTGTATCTTACTTAAGCTTTTTGCAACACTTTGATTTACATCAGATTGTATTTCATTAATCATAAAAACTTTTTTGCCTTCAGGAGTAAATCTTGTGTCGTATCTTATATGATAAATGTTGTTAGTTTCACTTGGAAGAACTTCACCAAAGTGGCCTCCTTTGTTGTAGGGGTTTCTATTTGATGTAATAGCATCATCAAGAACCATTATTGTTTCTCTGTAATCTTTACCACCTTGTAATGTGTATGATGTTTCTCCAGAGTAAAAAGTTTTATTATTTTTTAATGGTGCAGATGCCTCATTCACTTCTCCTAAAACTTTATTCATAATTCTTCTGTCCTCTGGTCTCATCCTAGCATTATTTCTTACGGCTTTTAATTCTTCAGTAAAAGCTGCTAAATCTCTTCGTCCAACACTATTTCTCAAACCACCGAGTTTATAAATAACTTCATCTATACCGTCTGTAATTTCATCAGATCCTCTTACTGCTGATTGTGCATAATTTTTTCTAATAGTTTTTAATTGATCAGATGCAGTTGTTGCTGTTTTATCGAAAAATTCTTTTGCACCTTTTGGTAAACCTAATTCTATTGGTCTTAATCTATTAACAGGATTTAACTTAATCATTGCACCAAGTTCGTTACCATCTAGTTTCAATCCAAATTTTTTTGCTGCGTATAATAAACCACCTGTTAAATCTCCTGCTTCATTGAATATAGCAAGGTTAGAATCAAATAATTCTTCTTTGTTAATAACTACTTCTTTACCTTGAAAGGGACCACGATCATATCTGAACTTTTTAGGTTCTCTTACCAATTTACTTGTTGGTTTGCCAAATACACTTAGATTAACTTTTCTCGTTGATGTTAAATGATCAACCCAATCGTCAGCACTAAACTTACCTGCACCTTTTTTCATAATCCAATCGTAAGTAGAAGAACCAAATGCAGGTGCTGTGTCATCACCCATGTGAAGTGGTTTTGTTTTTTTTAAAACAACAGGAGGGTTACGTAATTCTTGTATTGCAAGTTCTTTTCCGGTGTCCTGTGTTGCTTTACCTTCGTAGGTTAATAGCTTTTGTTCTTTGCCGGTAACCGGTGACTGTACTGGTTTTTTACCAAATACTTTTTTACCGATCCCTAATAAGATATTCTTAAGGGACATTGTCCCTCCTAGTACATTTTTGTAGGTTTAGTTCTTGCCATTCCGCCACCACGGGCTTTAACCATTGAACCTTTTTTCATCATACCCATAGGTCGTTGCATGCCCATAGGTCTATTCATCATGCCACCACCCATTTTTTTATCCCGAGCTCTAAGTACAGGTCCTGTTGTTTGAATTTTTCTATCCTGAGGCATAACTCCTGTTGTTTGATTTTTTCTATCTCGAGCCATAAGTGCAACTCCACCTGTCATTTTTTTTGGTATTTTTTTAGACATAGGTCTTGCAGCTTTGTTTTTATTTTCTTTTTTCTCTTTCATTTTCTTTTTCAAAAATTGTATAGCTGTAACACCAACAGCTACTGGAAGTAAAAGTTTTTTACCAAGCTTAACAGATTTTGCCTTATCTATAAATTTTTTTCTACCAGCACCAGTTTTTTTATCAATGATACCCATATCCTGTGCTCTCTTCTTAGCATCAAAAGACATATCGCCATCTGATTTACCAGCTAACATCATTCTTCTTTTTATGAACTCACCTCTACGTGCTTTCATCATTTTGCCTGGTTTCATCTTTTCATCTTGTAAACCTTTGCCTCTGCCTTTTGCTTTTTCTGCTTTTAGGATTTTAAAATCTTGTGCATCAATTCTATTGTTATTGTTTCTGTCTAATTTTTTTTGACCACCAACAAGTGCACCTGCTCTATGAGTTGCAACATTTAACATTTTGTTTTTTGTTTGGTAATCAGCTTTTTTATACTCATCACTTGAAGTGATTTCTTTCAATTCTTTTTGAGATTTTAATTTACCTTTTACGATATTTCCCTTTTGTGAAGTGCTAGTAAAGCCTCCTGGTTTTTTTTCTTTTTTTAATATTCTAATCGGCATAGTATCTCCTAATAATATTTATATTCCTTTTCTAATTTTATTGGTGGGTCATCCCAGTCGTCAGAATAGGTACTTACAAATCCACCTTGCCGATATCTTAACACAGCTTGGGTCATGCTGTCTACATAGTCATCATACTGGCCATTGGGAAATGCTGCACATTCCTCAATAACTTCTTGTGCAAAGTGCTCATCTGTAGGTGCATACACCATACCAGACTCAAACACAGGAGCACAACTATTTATACGTGTATGCTTATCTCTACCTCTTGCAGGCACGTAATCTATTACAGGAATACCTGCACGTCTTAATTCATGTATTAGGGGCTGTCCTGAAGCCTTAGCCTCAACAATTACGGTTTCCGGTTCCCAGTATTGATATTGCTCTAAAGCAACATTTTTTAGATCTGGAAAATCATACCTACCCTTCATAGCATCAAGAAGTATTATACATTTCTCATAACCCTCAACAGGTTCAAATATTCCCCAAGTTGTAATCGCAGAATAATCAGCAGTTTCTTTTTTTGAAAATGCAGTATCATAACTTTGAATCACATGAAGTAATCTAGGAAGATATTCTTCATTCCAAGGTTGCCACCATTCACGTTTTATAATTGCACCTTCTTCACTTGTTGGGTCCTGCATATATTGTGCGTTCCAGTTCTTCATTGAAATAGAAGCTTTGACTGAATCTAAATCTTCTCTTGTCCAATACTCAGGCCACACAGGTTTATCGTTTGGTAAAATTGCAGGAAACTCGATTACTTCCCATTTATCTGCTTTAGGTTCTTTCTGTGCCTTGATGAGCCTTCCAGTAAGATCGTCTACCGCCCAACGGGTCATGACAACTAGGATACGACCACCTGGTTGTAAACGTTGTCTGGGTCCTGAACTATACCACTCGTAAGCTCTGTCCATTGCTGAATCAGACATTGAGTCTTGTTCAGTATGTGGGTCATCAATAATTAATAAATCTGCACCACGACCTGTAATGGAACCTCCTACACCTGCAGCAAAATACTCACCACCATGATTTGTTTCCCAACGTCCTTTTGCTTTAGAGTCTTCTCTTAAAGTAACATTTCCAAAAATTTGTTTATACTCTGCAGTGTTCATAAGATTACGAACCTTACTACCGAACCTTGATGCAAGTTCAGCATTGTGTGATACCTGCATTATTTTTTTCTTTGGATACTTTCCAATATACCAAGCAGGAAAAAGATAAGATGCAAATTCAGATTTGGTATGCCTAGGAGGCATATTAATGATGAGCCTCTTTGCATCACCATCAGCGATGTTTGCAAAAGATTCAGCGATTATTTGATGGTGCCCATATTTTTTTGGGTCCTTTGTTTTTCTGTAGATAAAATCTTGCCAAACAGTTTCTGCAAAAATTAAAAAGTTATCTTGGCATAACTTGATCCACTGCAATTGTTTTTGAAGAATAATATCTTTTAATTCATCTTCTGTAAGATTTTCTATATTCATACCGTTTGGGACCCTAGTATATTTATGTATATTGCTTTGTAAACCTCTTTGCTCGTCACGACCACGCCTTCTAACGCAAATTTGCATTTACAGGTAAGATTTACAGGTCGTTGTGAATTGTGAGCCTTGCTCTACGATAGATACACCAATAGCCCTCACGGGCTATTGGTTTTGATTGTTAGTTATTCGTCTTGTGTTGGGTGTAGCTGTTGAACAAGCGTACTAAATTTTTCTAGTATGTTGTTCTTGAACTCGTCTACAACTGCGTTACCATTATTTTCTAATATGTGTTTCTCGCACTCGCCCATTAATAATTGAAACATTATTTCATAGTTGAGTTGTTTCTTTGCACCATTAGAAACCAACATATCTTTTAATTGAGTTGGCGATTTCTCGCCAACCCTCTCTGCTAATACTTGAGCAATATTAATTAAACTATTGTTGGGCATTGTTATCCCCTATTGCTTTATACTCTTGATATTCAATATCAGTAGTAAACTTATTATATAAATCGTTGTGTGCAATTTTAAAGTTTGCTGTTTCAAACTTTTTTCTTTTACGATTTATTCTTTGTAGTCCAAAACTATTTCCGTGTTCATCTTGAACAATGATTAAGTTTTGATTTGTTCTATCAAAAGTATCTACAATATTTTGTTTCATTGTATCTAACTCTTTAGATAGTCTATTTGCTTTTAGCTTTAATTGAGCATAAGCAAGAACTACTTTTTTTTCTTCTTGCTTTAGCTTTTTTATTGCATTTGGCATTTTTACCTCTTTGTTAAGTTATACAAACTTATGTTTGCCCCCTCTTCTTATATCTTATCAAGTCCCATTACAAGAATTAATTTAACTTTTTTTTATCTTTTTTATTATGTCCAATATCAGTAGTAATAACATTTGGCTCAACCTCTAGTTGTATGTGTTCACCCATTAATCTTTCCAGATTTTTCACCAGCGTCCCCAACTCCTGTGTAGTTTTATCCATAGCTTTTTGTCCTGCCTTGCGAGGCGAGGCGACATTCTTTTTTTTCATTAATCTATCTCCCAAGTTTTTACTACTATTTCATCTGGTAAGTCTTTCGCCCAATCTGGTAACTCCTGCGTGGTGTCCTGTTTTTTATTGAAATCATTCTCGTCAGTTTTCTTTCGAGAACGAGGCGAGGCGACAGATGTCGCCCCAACCTTTTTATCTTTCGGCATTACCAACTACACCAATATTCAACGACCTTTTTATCGTTGATTGCTTGTTCACAGAATTTCAAGAACTTGATGTCCTGCTCTTTGTACTCCTTAACTGATTCTTCTTGAAACTGCTGTCCCCAGAAAAAACCATCTTCGGCAACGTAGTCCTTAAAGCCCTCTTGAATTTGTTCAGCTAATTGTTTGGCGACTTCCTCAGTTATATATACTGGTGCGTCTTGGTCAGCATTAAAACCTAAATGAGAAAGGTGTCCCTCGTGTTTATGCGTGTTGTTTTGTTCGTCCCACTTTGCCGACATAAACTGCTGAAGTCTTGCGTGTTTTCTCCACACGAAAACTTTAGCTTGTTCTTCCTTATCGTCTTCGTAGTATTTTTCCCAATCTACTTTATGACCTCGTAGATGTGCGTGTTGGTCTAATCCCATAACTTTTCCTTTTGTTAATTGTTAGTTTGTTCTTGCTCTTATCAAATCCCATTAATCAATGCAACAATTATTTTTTAGAATTATTCTAAACTAGAAACGCACCCCTACATCTGTAATCCCACAAGAAGTTCCAGCTCCTGACGCTGCCGTCCTGTGAACTGTAGGTGCAGCTCCATCTGCCAGTCCAACGAGAACGAGCGAGGTGTCAGAAAACTGACGCAGCAACGAGAACGAAGAGTCCTGTGATGAGGAACATCACATTAGGGAATAATATTAATAGCACTACGTACAACGCTACTAGTTCCACCAGCATCTCCTGGATCCTGAAGCACCCGCTTCTACATGCAGCTGGTGCCAGGCCAATTGTAAACGAGACGAGGCCTTCATTGATCATCCTCAACGACACTGTCCTTCCATGAGTGACCGTTAGCAATGCAGCGTGCCCCGGGACCACCAGTAAGTGCGTATACTTTTCCAGGTTCAGGTTTGTCTTCCTTCACGGCATCTGCAGCGGACCAACCATCCGGTGGTGAGTTCTCCTTATTAATTTTTTTAATTAGTTTGTCGAGCTTTTGCTTCTTGGGCTTTTCCGTCACGATGTATTCACATCCGTAATAATCGTTCATTTGATTTATTAGTTTTTTACTGATCATGAGATCCTCCTTTGTTAGTTATAGTCTAGATAAGACCTGATGGGAGATTTGTCAAGAGCTTTCTTTCTAGCTTTTCACCAGCTGTGTTCCTGATGGGGTCAGCTTCCAGCTGCAGGTGCCAGTTCTCTTTCTAAATGGGTAACGAGATTTTTATACTTGACAACGAGCCGAGATCCAGCTGCACGGGGATGCCATCACCTGCCCCCCGCTAACTAACAAAGAGGGAAAGAAACGAGGGGCGGGAAATGGCACGAGCTTCCGTACGCTGCCTGGATCCTGAGCTCACCAGCTGCAGGATGGGCCCAGTCGGTGTCCCCTGAACGAGAACGAGCGAGGTTTGTCAACGACAACGAGATCACGCTGCCTCCCGGAGAAGACTCACCAGCTGCTCCTGGACCATGGGCCATTGTAAAGGAAACGAGAATGAACGAGACGGCACCAGTAAACGAGGATCAGTGAACACGGATAACGGTCTGTAGAGTTTCAGAGACCTCTTCAAG